GAGACCTATAACTTTTTCGTTGACATCGACTATAAAGATGTCGATCCCCTAGGTATTGACGATATCCACGATATATCTAAAAATATTTGTGAAACTGTTAAATTTCATGGTGGTAAAGAATGTCTCGTTTCTGTATCACCACCAAAGGTGTCTGGAGATCTAATGAAAACGGGTGTACATCTCAACTGGCCTAATTTCGTGGTTGATCAGAGTTCAGCCGTCGCACTTCGCGAACATATTCTAGTGTCTCTTTCTAAATTTAAGGGTGATAAGGACTGGAATCAAATTATTGATTCATCTGTGTATGGTGACACACGTAGGAAGACTAAAGGAAGTGGGTTTAGGATGCCATGGTCATACAAACGAGCAAAACATGAAGCATGTGGGGGTCAGGGGTGTAAGGATTGTGAACATGGTAGGGTCGATCAGTTGGCTTATCTCCCAGTTTTTATTTATAGGGCTTCTCTTGTGAGAATAAGTCAAGAACCGTCAGTTGAAATTCTTAAAATGTCAGCTGTTAGAACTGACACACCTAGTACAGTTTCAGTGGAATCACCTTCAGTGTCTATACGAGTCAAGGAGGATTCTTTTCTAGAAGATCAAACTAATAATGAAATTTATGATGAGGAATTGAAAAACCGAATCGAAACGTTTATTCGAAAAAATATGGAAGGTCAAGGGGGTGCATATATCACTAAACTATTCAAAAACAAAGAAACGTATTTCGCGGCGACGACTTCTAGATACTGTGAAAATGTAAAAAGAAATCATAGTTCGAATCATGTATGGTTTATAATTAGTGGAAAGTTCATTATCCAGAAATGTTTCAGTCGACATGAAACTATTTTGGGACGTCGTGATGGCTTTTGTGAATACTTTTGTGGTCGCCGACATCAATTGACGAGTGACATTATTGATAAACTTTACCCCAAAAAGGAGGTTATCAGTAAGTGTCCAGAAATCAAAAAAGTTGTAGAAAAACCAGAAATTAAACAGATGGATGTAAAACCAGATCTTGAAAACTTCATTAATAAGAATATGAAGTGTGACGATGATACACGTGTGGTTAATGTAACTAGGGATAAAAGCAATTTTTTAGTGTTAACCACATCTAACTACTGTGAGACTATTTCTGGTGTACATGAGAATAAAACTATGTCATATGTCATTACTAAAAACAAAATAAAACAAAAATGTCCAATATGTAAGAAGAACAGTGGAAGAACTCACATCTTACCCCCTAAAATAACTAGTAAACTTCACCCTAAAGATACTTAAACAGAACAGTGTTTAAAGTATATAAATGGTAGTTAGTACTCGTTCTCGCTTTGGTAGGGTTATAAAGAAGCCCGTTCTTTATATACCAGTAGAAACTGTACTAGATGACGATTATGCTACAGATGATCACGAAGATTTTGAAGATGATTCAGTAATTGATACTGAAGATGAATATAACTCAGAAGAAGGTACTGATGACGATTATGACGAGGACGCTGATGATAATGGTAATCTCAAGGATTTCGTGGTAGATGACGAGGAAGCGAGTGAAAGTGAGGAAGAATCAGCTTAAAAAAAACAGATTCTATATTAGAAATGGAAACTGATATTGGTAATCCTATTGAGTATAGCCCAAACCTTGACCCTTTAATTCAGGAGAAGAATGAAGATAATAATAAGGATGAAATGATTCAAGATCAACCATATTATTTTCATCCAAGTGAAATGAATTACCCGCAACCCCCTCCTCAACCTGGAAAATTCGACCCTTTTACTGATATTGATAAATCTACATGGATTATTGCATTTGCAGTATTTCTTTTAGGATTTTTTATGGGAAAGACGATGCAACCTGTCATACTCAGGTACACCTAATCACTTACTTAACTCTATTATACGAGTTGAAAGTTTCGTGTCAGTATCCTCGTACATGTCATTATTTACACCCTTTTGCGGATATCCACTTAACCAGTGAGTATCCGGAACAGTTGAATAAGAAACAAAGCTACCTATGTCACCATATCTAGGGGGAATTCCATCTCGCCCAAAAAGAATGGGACCCCTATGTGTATCCTCTATAAATCCATCTAAATTTGAATCCTCCTCTGTGTCGGTATCGACCGCCATTGAATCTGTTTTGTTTTTTAAATTGTAATTTGGTTTAAAAAACAAAATAAAGAAAGCCCCGACTAACAATATTGTTAGAATTATACGAAGCATTTTTATTTACTGTATATGAATATTATTTATGTAGAAGAGACCTCGGGCTCTCCTTCCTCTGTAATCTCCCCCATCTTACCATCCGTAGATGCCGCTTCATCTACACGGTCTTTCTGACGCTGTTTCATTTCCTGTGAGACAATGTCGTCAGCCTCCTTTACAAGCTCATCCATGGGAGTGTCAGGCTTTTCCTTCTTGAGCCGTTCGAGAACGTCCGCTGGGTGAGAGATAGGAGCCTCATCGGGCTTGTTGTAAAACTGAGAATTTTCATCACCGGGTAGAAATTTCCCTCCATTATCCATCATACCCTGCTTACGTTCCTGGAACATACGGGCAGCTTGAGACTGATTCTCCTTATATCCAGACATGATTTCCTCAAGCTTCTCATTTGTATAATGAACGTCTTCAATCTTAGAAGAGTCAGGGGGGATGAGTAGCCATTTATAGAGATCTACAACGTAAATATCAAATGTAGGATCCTCTTTCTGAAGACGCTTAGCGTGATTAGCTGCCTCGTCGCGGGTAGCAAACGCACCACGGATCTTAATACCAAACTTATCATTTCTTTGTGGAGCTTCAGGTCCAATAATGGACAGGCACGCGAAAGCCTGGCCAGGTACAGTGGTGTAATCTGTTTCGAGAGACATTATATTTATGTGTTGGCTTAAAACTTTAAGCTATTATCTCTGTAAATGTACGACTACTGGGATAAACAACCTGTGTCTCGTGAAGGGACTACACCCGGTGAAATAGATACTGAACGCGACGTATCAAAAAAGACTACAAAACTTCCAGATAGTTTCGTGTGGTCATCCTGTGGTATTAAAGAAGCATGTGAGTTTTTAAGAGAGTATTATGTTGAAAATGGTAGATTCAAATTATGTTATACAAAAGACGTTCTTAAATGGTCAATAAATGATAGTATAGCCATTCGTAAAAAAGATACAAATCAACTTGTTGGCTATATTACGAGTATGCCTGTAAATTCACGAATCGAAAATGAAGATATCAAGATGACACAGATAGACTATTTATGTGTACACCCATCATATAGAACTTTTGGACTTGCACCGCTTTTAATAACAGAAATTAAAAGACGAGCAAATAAGAAAGATATTTGGCAAGCTATTTATACTGCACAAACTAAAATACCAACACCTATAACTAAATCATGTTACTGGCATAGATTTTTAGATGTACAACACTTGGTAAAAATTGGGTTTCATCAGACAAATCGTATCCGTGAAAAATTTTATGAAATTCGTGGACCATGTAAACATTTATGGCGAAAAATGACATTAGATGATATACCTAAAGTAACTCAACTTCTACAAGAATATTCTAAAAATTTTAAAATTACCCCTATATTTGATGAACAATATGTGAAACGAACATTATTACCTATACATTCTTACGTAAATGACACAAGTGACGATTTCATTTCGTTTTACGAAATTCCTTATGAACGATCAGATAATTCTGGTACAGTTAGACAGGTTTATAGATATTTAATGGTTGGAGATGTTTACAATGACGCCTTTCTTATCGCTAAAAATTTAGGGTATCATGTCTTCAATAGCGCTGAAGCTGGTGTAGAAGTGAAAACACTCGAAAAACATAAATTTATGAAAGGGTCTGGTTTTGTTTACTACTATTTGTTTAATTGGCACCTTAGTGAAGCGATCAAACCTAAAGAAATAAACCTTATTATTCCATAATATGAAATGGAAGTAATTCGTAAAAATCACAATGATGCTAAAAGAAATCTTATCCAGTCCGTTTCAAAAGAAGGTGAACACATTCTTGATGTAGGGTGTGGTTTCGGTGGAGATCTTCAAAAATGGCACAAGTGTGGGGTGAATATTAACATGTGTGACCCAGAGCCATCAGCCCTAGAAGAGGCTCGTTCACGTGCAAAAAATATGCATATGCGCGTAAACTTTTATGAGGGTGATATTCATAACTGTCCAAACAGAGCGTTTAATATCGTGTGTTTTAACTTTTCACTGCATTATATTTTTGCCAGTAAAGGTTTATTTTTCAGTTCTATTCGTGAAATAAAAAAGAGGGTAAAACCTGGTGGACTTCTTATAGGTATCATTCCAGACTCTGAAAAAATTATTTTTAAAACACCACTCATTGATGAAACTGGTAATTTTTTCAAACTAAAAGACCATGGAAATGGTGGTTTTGGTGAAAAATTATTTGTAAACCTAGTCGACACACCTTATTATGCGGATGGACCAAAATCAGAGCCTGTGGCTTTCAAAGACTTGTTGATCACACATTTAGAAGAATTGGGATTTAGTTTAGAACTTTGGGAGGGTCTCACCGGAAATCCCATCTCAGAGTTGTATAGTAAATTTATCTTTGTATATAAGAGATGATAGCTTTGATTATATTATTGTTAATCAATTTAGTTATTCTTTACACGACTAAAGAACCCCAGGAGCTTGTCGAAGTAAAGGAGAAGTATCGTATTCTTAGAGAGCACATTCGGGACACAGGAAATGAAAAGTTTAAAATGCTTGTTCATGGTTCACCTATAGTCGGTTTGAAGAAAATGAAAGGTTCTGTCGGGTCTAATACGAACAAGGGGGGTGTAATAGTTTTATGTTTGGATGGAGAAGCAAATGAGATTTTTCATGTACTTTTACATGAGTTGGCTCACTCAACAGTTGAGGAATATTCTCATTCACCGGAGTTCTGGAAAAATTACGTTGAACTTCGAGATATATGCGTACATATAGGCATTTACAAACAAATACCAGAAAGAACAGAATTTTGTGGTCAGCATATTCAGGATAAATAATCTTACTCTAG